AATTTGGATAAATCATTGTTGGGAATCTTATTCTTACATATGCACCATCTATTCCAGTAACACATGTATATCCAGCACTCTTATTCGTGCCCCCTGTTTTTTTATCATCAGCCAAAGTCCCGTCGCTATTAAAACCAATTCCATAAAACTTAGTTTGAGTGCTTGTACTACCCATAACTGAATATCTATCATCGAAAGCATGCATCACGTTCATATAATTGTATCGCCATGGTGATGAACACATCCAGTATGTGCCATCCGCATAATCACTTCCGTAAACTTGTCGCTCGAGACACATCCGATAATCATATTGTGCACTTCGAGTATCTTGGAATATTTTTCCATAAGATTCTACTGATAAAGAAGGATCATTACTACAATATGTTGATCTTGGTGGCCATTGTAATGTTTCACCTAAACTAACATCGCTTGTAAACGGATTAACAGGATTATCTTCAGTTACATGTTCGTTACTAGTAAATTGTAGAATATACTGACCTCCCATATATCCATGATTCGCACAATGGAAACTAGCACTGCCGAAATCACCTTTTACATATATTGTAACTCTTCCAAAGTAATAATTAACACCTGCTATTGCGGAAGGTCCCGTTTCAGAACCAGTTCCTGCATAATATGCATCATCTCCATAATATTCAATATTTGTACCAGATTGTTCTATACCAATAGGATGTGATTCAGGAACATTTTCGAGTATCCATGTTCCTAATCCAAGATGAATTGTACCTGATATTATTTCATACTTCATTGGGTTTATGAATGAATACAGATTTGTTGTTGGTGGTGAAGTAATAGTATTAAAACTTGAAATTGCGTCATTCAAAGTTAATGCTTTATCCCAGTATGTAAAGTTTTTAACTAACGCATCCATGTATTCGTCACCATTACGTGGTATCGCATACCCAATTTGATACCCATTTGGAGCAACTATAGGGTCTGTTGAATTATCGATAACCGCACTTCCTATTTGTTCTAGTTCGTTCCTATTAAAATTGGCGTAAACCTTTATATCCGCATCGTCACGAACTATTACAAAAGTGTAAGTTTTACCGTTAAAATTCCAATAATGTGTTACATCTGGGAAATTAAGTGTATTATTTTTCAGACCTGCATTCCACCAAAGCATACTTAATTTATTGCCCGCAATGTATGGCATCAAACTACCTGTCGCATCATACCCTAAATTAAGTGGACAAGTCCAATTTTGAGAACGGTATAACTGACATTGTACAGCTACTGTAAATTTCGGTCCTAATGGGAAATAATCTAATTGAATATATTGTGACATACTACTGCCTGGGTTTAAGCGAACACCATTAGAATCTTGCGTTGGACTTCCAATCAAACTCCAAGTATAACCTGAATCACCAATATTACTTCCATTTGTAGGATCAGTAAAATCCAAATGATATGTTGGTGCATAATTCATTGCTGTGAGAATTCTGCTGTCGCCTATACTCTTAATAGGTACAGTTGCGAAATTTGTAGAAAGACTGTCTTCTTCTTGACCATGAAGAATTAAAGTTTCGATTGTGATGTATGTTGCATAGGCTTTGTTTACTACTAAACAATATGTATCATACATTTCCATTTGTGAAACGTTAGAAGCACCCTTTCTAAAGTCAATGCGACGCCCATGACAAACATCTGCTTTGTCGAATGTCGTATGTGTATCTGCGGGTCCTGCATTTTGAGGATCAGAAATAATATTTCCAGGATTTTTAAAAAATACAGGTTCACCATCAAATTCATCTTTATGTTCATATATAAGATTCCAATCAGATGCACTTTCTGTTGCATATATTCTATTTTCTTGTATGCTTGTATTCAGACCACTATCTGTCGAATTTCTTCCATAAATTCTAAAATCTTTGCAATTTTGATTATACTTCCAATTCTCACATAATGTAAAACCTGTCAAATATATCTTAGTAGGTAACATAATCCACATCCATGATCCTAGATATCCATCTTTCGTATATCCAAGTGTTGGGAATGTAGAATCATTTGGATTATCATCGTAATTTCCATTGCTTAATCTATTAAATTTGAATTGAGTTCCCCAGCTTGAGTGATATGAACCTAGCGAATAGTTATGTCTCCAGAATACCTTTCCACAATGAGTACTACCGTTATTTCTATCAGCTCTAAATTCATAGGTACCATTTCCGTATGTTTCACCAGAAACATTTGCCATGCCGCCCTGCGAATAGTAAATACCCCACATGGTTCCATTTTGTCCGAGTGAATGTAAATCGGTAAATGTAGGACCAAATGGATCATTACCACCGTTATTGTTTGCGGTCGCATCTGGATGAGGAGATTGAGATCCGTCCCCGTACCCGTTTTCCATAATTGGCCATAAATCTACCGATGGGTATTCACGAACGTTAGTATTTAAATTAACCATATATGGTGGTTCTGGTTCTGGTTCGGGTTCTGGTTCAGGTTCTGGTTCTGGTTCTGGTGGAGGTAGAGGTTGTATTAATAGTCCTGGCTGCATTGTTGTTGCAAATTCTTGAACATCCATAACTTCTTCTATTGTTAGAGCTTCATCAAAAATTATAACAGATGTAATTTCACCATTACAAAAGAAGTTTGTACCCGTATGCGTGGCTTGTCCTTCTTCGCCACCTATATTCCAAGGAGTTTTATCTAAATTATTATTGCGTCCGGTCTGTCCATATACATGACAATTACCGTAATGCTTATTTGTATAATATAAATCTTCTCTACCATCATTGTATATAAATGTAATTAAGGTCCATTCATCAACTGTTAAATTACCATCATCGCGTAATGATGTATTGTATGATGATGCACCATGTGTTGATCCACCATATATATGAATCCCTTTAGAACCAGTGCTTTGACTTACGCGATTCCCATTTAGTGCTCCTACCAAAGTACAACCGGTCGACGGTCCGGATGCACTCGTTTTGTAATAGAAACTTATTGTAACTTTATTTGTATAAACAGGTGTGTATTTACGATATAGTATCTTATAGAAACTATTTGAACATTTTACTGTAAAACCATATTCACTTGTTCCTGTTTCTTGTGTCCCCATAAGTACACCAATCGCATCACCAATGTGATCAATTAAATCACCAGTTGTTGCATTTATTGTACCATCAAAATAATGAACAATATGTTCTGTAGCAGCAGGTCTATCCTCAGTTGAAGTATATTTTGGTGCAGGTGCCACATATGTTCCATCTAAATGATTACCTAGATTACCTTTATTATATTCATGAACAAGTTTATAATCTTTAATATCTTCCAATGGTTTATTCATAATTACTACAGAAGCTAAATCACCTGATGGTTGATTCCCACTATAACCATGTCCTTGGAATTGATATTTTCCAAATAAGTAATTTGGCTTATTAATATTAGCACCACCATCGTTTTTTGCATGGTGTATTAATTTGTTATTTATGTACAATGTACTACCTCCAGTAGTGGTCGCACTTGTAGAATTATTTTCAGCATATACAATTGTGATGTACATCCATCCGTTTTCATCTAAGTCCCCGGGTTCTAATGTATATGTTTTTTGTACAGGTCCACGCCATTTTATTCTATCAGTAGAAATAGGACCAAAGCCCCAGCCTGAGTAATATGAACTATGTGGTTGAATAACATGTGCTTCAGTATCTGGATTATTCGCATGTGTTCTCCAAAGCAATGATACTGTTCCACCTGTAAAATTATTTGCAACTGTTCTAAACCCTGCATTGGTTAATTCATACCAATTGTCTGTAGTTGTTCCACCATTTGACCCAAATGTTACATAATCACCATGAACAGGATCAGTTCCTGTAATGGCCGTTCCACTTGAAATAGGAGCACTATCGTCCCATATTCCAGCTTTTAATTGGAACTTATCAACTAATCTATCATTATTGGGTCCTGTGTCTCCTGAAAATGCCCAAATAACACCGTCATAGAAACTAGGTGGTGGTGGTGGCGGGGTGTAACAAGTTGGGCATGTTGCAGTACCAGGTACTTGACAAACAGCTTGCCCATATAAACCAATTTCTGCCATAGACCATACTTTTGCATATGGCCTTACTTTCTGTACTATGATGACAAAAAGATCATATGTGTCCTCGTAATTAACAGTAGGAGGTGTACCATTTTCGTATGTATCCATATAGGAATCTTTTGAAGTATTAATATCAATTGTTATACCAGGTCTTGAAACACCATCTTCTGGCCAAATTGTAGTTGCATTATCTTTCCAAGTGATATTATCAATTTCTTCGTGTAATAAAACTTTCGAATTTACAAATAAATCGTTTGAAGCATATACTCTAAAGGATACTGGGAAACTATAATTGCCAGTTGGTGCGAGTAATACTAATTTTTGTGGATATATTCTCTTTGGAAGTTTGATTGAGGTATATCCACCTGGATACTCCGCAAGGAAGTTAGCTAAATATATTGTTTGGTTCAAAGGATTCTCCCAAATAAAATTGCCATTACCATCATCCGTATTATATGTTGGAAGTCCACTGTAAAATAAAACACCACGTCCAGTCAATGTATCATCATATGCTCCTCTTAAAGGCACTGAACCATGTGTATCAGCTGTATTTAATGTAATTGCACCACCTCCTTCATATAAAGGATTCATAGTTATATGGGCTCCTGTATCTACCCAACGCATTAACCCACTTGTATGATCATTAATAGATAATGAAGGCCATTTTTGAAGAGATTCAAGGAAACATACTGTTGATGGATTTCCAACTTTTTGACCCATAACTATAAATGCTGTTAGATATATCCTACTGTTTGTAGTTTCATGTGCAACAATACAAAATTCATTAAACATATTCAATTTACTTGTTGATGATGCTTGATCATTAACAGGAATTCTTAATGAATTGATATAAACAGCACCATCGGGCATAACCGCAGTAGGCCCATTATAAGGAGGTGTTGCACTATTATTCCAATTTTCATCAGTAAATCCTCCATCCTGATAATGTAGCAATACTTGACTTTTCCATCCATCATTTGATGCATATATAGAAGCTTTTCTTAAAGCATGTGTAGGTCCATTGAATAATCCTGACATAATGTAAAAGGCATTTGGATAAATCATATGAGGTATTTTAATCCGTACACCTCTTCCATAAACCCCTGGTACCATTTGACTTTGACTACGATATTGTCCAGTCGCTCCATAATTATTGGCATCTAAAGTACCATCTGCAAGATATCCAGTAGTATAATATCTATCAGCGAAATTTCCAAAATCCCAGTAATATTTATCATTAAATGCATTTCTAGCGTAAGAATAACTACTGTAATAACCATTTATCCAATATTCACCATCTGCATAATTCGTTCCATGTACATGATATGTTTTAGCAATTCGCTTATCTCTTTCACTCGAATAAGTACCTGGATCTTCGAATATTTTTCCATATGTTGTAAGTGTACCATGGTGAGCAATTGACGACCTTGGTGGAAATTGTAAAGTATCACCAATATTTACTGTTTCAAATGGATTAGAAGGATCTTCATCGGTACATCTTTCATTATCAGAAAATTTTAATTTGTCTTGAGCACCCATGTAACCATGATTTGCACAATGGAAACTTGCTGTTCCAAAATTGGCTTTTACATGTATTATAATTCTTCCTGAATAATAATTCACTCCTGCAATTGCAGAAGGCCCAGATTCCGAACCAAGTCCAGAATAATGAGCATTAACACCTACATATTCAATATTATTTCCTGTTTGTACTATACCAATTGGATGGTCAGAAGGTACATCTAACAAATACCATGTACCAATACCTAGACGAATTTGTGAATCTAATACATCATGTTTAAGTGTATTTTTAAATACATAACTACCCGAATCTACACTCACCAATATATATGGATTATGAATATCAATACAATTTAATCCAAAATCATAATTTCCATCCGTACCTACTTGTTCTTGACCGTATAAAACCCATTCTTGAATAGCAAGAGCGGCTTTATCCGATGTTTTATTTATAACTATACAATATGTGTCGAATAACAGATTAGGATCCATTGTCGAACATGGTTTTCTCATATTTGTTTTATCAGTTCCAAAACATACATCGGCAATAGTATATCGTGTTTCACGAGGATCATTCTCGTCTATTGGATCATTATTTCCATCAACGTGCGATGTTTTAATTTTACCTGGACCAGTTGTATCCGTATTAGGGAAATAATTAGGTTCACCATCTATATCTGATTGATGTTCATATATTAAAACCCAATCATTCGCAGCTTCTGTAGTATAAATTCTATTTGCTTGACTCGATGGATCGGTAGCAGTAGAATTTCTTGCATAAATTCTAAAATCATGTGGCCAGGCAACAGACATCCATTGTGTAAATATTTTAAAACCTGTTAAATAAATCTTTGTTGGTAAAGTTATCCATCCCCAAGTACCTACATATCCATCTTTAGTATAACCGATACCATCAAATGGAGAGTCATTTGTATTGTTATCGTATGTGCCATCCGTATTTCTATTATGATTTGTGTAAAATCCCCAATTCTGGTATCCACTTCCACTTTTATATATCCACTTTTGGAAAACCTTGCCCCAATTGTTTGAATAAGTATTTTTATTTCTATCTGACCTATATTCATAAACTCCATTACCATATTCTTGTCCAGTAACAGTAGATGTACCACCGTTAGAATACATAATCCCCGCAATTGCTCCAGGTAAATCGGTATGTGTTGGACCAAATGGGTCATTTCCTAAATGATTGTTGGTTATTTGATATGTGTAATTTCCACCTGAACCATAATTATTTTCACCAATAATCCATAAATCAGTAGGAGGCCAGGTTTTTACAGCTGTATCCATAATTGCAGCACCATTGCCACCTTCGGGTTCAGGTTCGGGTTCGGGTTCTGGTTCGGGTTCTTGTTCGGGTTCAGGTTCAGGTTCAGGTTGAGGTTCAGGTTCAGGCTCAGGTTCTGGTTGAGGAACTGTAGTCTCGTATTTGATTTTATTTTTAATATAATTTCCATCTTCAGTTATTCCCCAAAATTCTATATCTCCTGTACTCAAATCATCACCCAATTGTTCTATTGTCATAGTAGCGTTAGCTGTTCCCGATAATACTATAGTAATTGTATCAGGATTATTTGTCGTATGATTTGTTGTTTTAATAGTTCTTTTAGTAACAATCGCAGTGTCGCTCAAAGAAAAAACTACATTGCTTTGATTAGATGATAATTTTAATACTTGAGGTTGATGAAAAAGGTGGTATCCAGTATTAACATAATCAATACTTGCAGATACACTTGCTTTAACAAAGGTACCTAAATCTTCATCCGGTATACTTTCGACTGCAGTTGTAACATCAACAACTGTCATGGCAACGCCTGCTTCTTTAGCTGTTTTCATATCATTTGAGATAGTTTCCACAGCTTTTGTAACTCTTGCTAATTCTTTAAACGTATCTTCTGTAGATGCATTTGAATCAATTGTTGTAATAATTGTTGCAGCAGTTGATATTGTTTGTGTAACAGCTGCTTTATCTGCTTCACTCATAACCAAATTTGTATCTTTAGACATTGTATTCGTAATAACATCATCAATCGCAGTTGCGTCAGATAAATCAATCTCCACTGTTGATGTTTTTATTAAATCAGCCAAACCAGCTGAAGCATCCTCACTACTTGCCCCAGTCGCGGAGGATACAACTTTCTGCAACACTTGAATAATTTGAGCAGCTTTCCCCATATCACTATCACCTGTCTCGATGAAATCATCTCCAATTTTGTCAGGATCTATGCCTAATGACGTAGCGACAGTTGATTTCGAATTTTCAATACCAACAGGATCTAAATTACCCTCGCTATTTGCAACTTCTGCTACAATTGTTGTAATTGCATTTATATTATGTTGTTTTGCAACACCAACTTCTATTGGAAGCGATTTTAATATACCTGTAAATGGATCACCGGTAGATATATCATATCCACTTTCTTCTAAAATACCAATCAAATAACCGCTTTCAGAAGTTATATGAGTAGGTACTTCAAACATTCCTTGAAAGTCTGTTAAAGTTTCAAATAAAACAGGTGTTAGCTTTAATGAATCTAATGTGTACGTTTCAAGTGGTTGATTGTAGAATAATACAGTTCCATCCCGTATATATCCATCTGCTAAAGTTCCACTAATAGGATCTGGTGCTTGATCCATTAAAGTGTTTGCTTGGGCAAGTAGTGCATTTAATTTTGCAAGAATATCCTCGCCTCCTACAAATGTTGTACCCGACACGTCTATTGAATTTTTAACAGACAATGTCGGCATACTTATTTAAATTCAATATTATTCATATGATACAAAATGTAGCAATACATAATATGCATAATCACCTTCATATGTTTTTCTCATATGAGCGTGTCCCCCCTTAGAAGCTCCTTTAAATATTATTAATCCATTTTCTTCACATTCCAAAGGAATACATTCTTCATCAGTAACAGTATAGTTACATCGTCCAGTACAACCTCGGTCAGTTTGTTTTTCTACATATATAGGCCATGAAATACCTGTGTCATCCTTTGCGATAAAAAAAGAACATGTAAATTCGCATTCCGCACGATCTACATGCAAAGGTAGGTCTGATCCTTTTATATATCCTGAAAAATAAGTATAACTTGCTTTCATTCTTTTACCTACAATTTTTGATATTAAAGGAACAAGGTCAAAATTTAACACTCTACTTATTTTATCATTTCTTGCTTTGTAACGATTGCTTTGTCTATCTCCTAACGAAAAATTTCCCACCTTTATCATATCGTAATAATAATCTCTAATTACTTTGGCTGTTTCTTTTGGATATATATTATTAACTACCTCATAGTCATTTTCTTTAATACTTGTATAATTTTTTGATAAAAGAGATTTATTAAATAATACTCCATTTGTTTTAATTTCACCTAAAAAATATCCAATTGTAGAATATAATCTCTTATAATCTTTATGAACATCATTGTGTTCAGTGTTTGATTTCATTATCGAATAATAAAATGGTATATCATTATCTATTCCAGAGGTGTTTTGAAGTGTCCTATTTGTTTGCGACTGTAGCTGAGGTTGTTGTGTTGGTATATAACGAGGTCTTTGTTTATCAAAAGGTAATTCTCTTAACCAAAAATTTGCAATCCATTTTTCACCTTTTAAAACAGGTAAACCAGCGTGTAATGATTTAGGATCTCTACGATTTGTTTTACCTATTACATTCTGAAAAACAAGTGCTTTGCCAATTGATGGTGTTATTTTAAGTGGTTTCACATTACTTGAATCTGATATATCTCTAAAACCAGTCTCACCTCCTTCTTCGACGTCTGACAAATAAAAGAGTATTGTATACAATCTTTGACCTCTTTCTGAAGTACATCTTTTACCTCGTTCTGAATCAAAATCATATGCATCCCAATGCCATCTATATTCTTGTCCCTTTTGATACTTAACAATTTGAAGCTGTTCAAAGTTTTTCCATTCTACATGTGGTAATAAGTTTTTAAATACAGATGCACTTCTTTCCGCAATATTTTTTAGTAAAGGATCCCTTCTGTAACATAGCCAAGTTGTTTTACTAGTTCTCCCTGCAGAGGCAACTCCCCCAGTAGCTGCAGAAACAACAGAATCCCTTAATGATTTAGACGCTGATTCCGTAATATATTTACACTCTGATTCTGTCAAAAAAGAGTCTATAGTATATACATTAGGGTTCTCATGTATTTTAACAAGACGCTCGTTCATTGTTAATGGGGTTGTTGTTAATTCCATTTCTAAATTTTTACTCATTTTTATACTATAAACGAATTACATTTAATTATTCAAAAGACGTACAAAAATATTAAGAAGATCTAATATAATATTTACAGATTCTTTGGGATAATTTGCAGGATTTGTTGAATTTGAACACATCATCGCTCTTTTTTGTAATAAAACTGTATCATAAATTATAAATAGTGCGAATAAAACAACTACAAAATATGAAACGATTCTTCTCTTTTTTTTAGGATAAGATTTTTGAAAAAATATATAAAAAAGTTCATATAGTATTACTGCTATTAAACAAATAAGTAAAAAAATCCCTACCGGTCCTACATGATTTATTATTTTTTCATAACCTATATAACCTACTAAAGACATTGAAAGAAATATAATTGCAGTTACTAGTAAAGCATCAGCTATTAAAGGATTTGTAGTATTTACGATAGATGGAACCAATGTTATACCAAATGTTATGATTAATAATAACCAAAAAATATGTGATTGAATTACATTTTCGTTAGAAGTAAATAATAATCCAAACAAAAATACAAACGCTAATACCATTGACATAAAAAGAATACCAATTCCTTTTGATTTAGTTATTACTTTGTTATCAATAAATAAAAAAGATGAATATCCAATTATACATACGCCCAATGCAATATATAAATAAGTATTCATAATATATGATTCACATACTACTTTTCCATTTTTAAAGGCATTGTGTGATATTAAACCCATTAAAATAAATGCAATTCCCAAAAAGAATATATTTTTATAAACAGAATTCGAGTTCGTCATTAATTAATTATGTATAATTTTTTAAATATAAATGGTCTATCTCTTATATTCCTACTCCCCTACATTGAGAACGAACAACTAAATCAGGACATATAAAAATTTTACCTCCTTTCTTAATTATCTGATCATGAAAATGTACATGTTCACACGTTATACTATTATCAAATTCTGCATTATAACGACAACCAATAATGGAAGATATTTTATATAATCCTAGACCTCCGAATGCTGACGTCACAGGAATCAAAGGGGAATCTATGGGAATATTTATTTGATTCCCATGTACATATTTTTTAGTATATTTCATCATCCAACAATCATAATCAATTGGTTCTTTCCATAACTTTCCATGCAATTTTTGATCCCAAACATCATGATAAATACGCAGAGCCCATATGTCATAGTATTTTGTATCACTATTTGCAGTTAATACATCCCATGAAGAATTATCATACTTCTGAAGAATTTGTTGAACTAATGTAGGGTTAAAATTTTTCATTACACTATCCAAATCAACCATAATCATATAATCAAAATGTGAATAATTTGTTTCTACATAGTGTAATAATGCATTGCGAGCATAAGTTAAATTAAGAGGCTTTTTAACAAAGCGACTATATGGCTTAGTAACGTTTGATGATATTTTTATTTTGTCTTTTAGTGTATCAAATATCATATGTGTATTCTCATGTTTTGATTGAAATTCCTCTAATATTTTTTTGGTTTTATCAGTAGAATCATTCTCAAATATTACCATGTGAAAATCACTACATATAGATTTCAGTAAGTATAACTTTTCTAGATGTGATTGTATATATGACGAACTATTTTTTGTACATCCACATACAATAATTTTCGGTTGAGTCATATATATGTATATAATTTTACACATATATTATCTTTATATGAATAATGAATAATGAGTAATGAAAAATACTGTAAATATGTATCTTCTCGCGGTATTGCATACAATTGTAACATTTATCCAAAGAAAATCATATCAGATACAAAAATGTTTGATATCAATGATTATAAAAACATCAAAAATGGCGACAAGGTATATGTCATAAGTTCTGTATTAGATAAATTTATTACCAATATATTTCCTGAACTTTTGAAAAATACTATATGCATCACGTTAGTAACAGGTGCATGTGTTAATAGCGTACCCAATGAATTGAGTAAATTACATAAAATTAATTATCTTAAGTTTGCAAAGAGTAATAAAAAATACATAAAACAATGGTATACACAAAATTGCGATGAAGAGAATAGCGATTATATTAAATTAATTCCATTAGGAATAGATTATCATACCCTTCAAAAATATAAATTACATGCATGGGGAAAAGGGAAATCACCATTAGATCAAGAGAAGGAATTATTATCAATAAAAGAATCATCAAAGGATGAAATAAAAAAAACTATGACATTTTCTTATTATCATTTTCGATTATTCGAACGTCATAATCGTGATAGGTATATAGCAAAAGAACATCTCAAAACACAATCTTTTAATGTATTTTTAAATAAAAAATTGAAGCGTTGTGATATATGGAAAGAACAATTAAAATATCATTTTGTAGTATCGCCTCATGGCAACGGATTAGATTGTCATAGAACGTGGGAAGCTATAATGTTAGGATGTATTCCAATTGTTAAAAGTTCTTCATTGAACAGTTTATTTTATGATTTACCTGTTTTGATAATAAATGAGTGGGATGAATTAAACGAAAAACTACTTATAAAAACATTAAAAGATTTCTCTTCCAAAAAATTCAATATGAAAAAATTAACATTAAATTATTGGACTGAATATTTAAATAATTAAATTAATAGGACACTGTATTGCCTTTATATCATAATCTCTTTTTTATTATTTGAACCAATTGTTCAATTATACTATTATCTTCAATTGATTCATTCCATCTATTATGCCAATGATAACAAAATGCTCCATTAAAAAAATTGTCAAAAGTATATTGTTTATTTGATTTTTCAAAAAAAATATTAAATTGTTCTTTTTTAATAAAAATAGGATTTTGAATCCAACAACCGTCAAACCAACTACAAGGTAACACTAACATATCTAATGGTAAATCATATGTTAATTTTGCAAGTTGAAATCCCCATCCTCTATTACGATCAATTATAAAATTAATATTTTGTTCCATTTTGATACATTTAGGTTCAAGTGATATAATTATAGCATTATTAGGATAGTTCTGTTTTTCCCATTGATAAAGACATACTTCTTTTTCATAATTTATAAAAAGGGGGTCAAAGCTTCTTAAGAAAAAACAATCTAAATCAAACCAACATCCTCCATAATTATATAAAAGAACCAGTCTATAAAAATCTGCTTTTTCAGGTAAACTACCACCTACATATATATTTTTTTTATTTTCTAAAAACGTATTAACCACTTCATTATTAATTGAAAATTGTTTAATTTCACAATATTTACTGATTTCTTTATTAATATCATTTGGGGTATTGTTTTCCAACCATAAAATTATTTTATGTTTGTGCTTTAATACATTAAAATAATAGCAAGATAATACAGAATATAAATGCTTTTGATTTAAATTACCATGCCAGTAACAATGAAAAATAACAGATTTATCATATTCACCAGTTAGTTTATTTGCTAATTTTATGGTTTCATCATAATCACTCTTTTTCGATAAAAGTTTCATATACAAATATATATATATATATATACATATATTTAAGGTGTAAAAATTCTATATAATACATTAATAATTGAATACCTTAATAAATATAAATTGATGTAATATCATCAATGGAAAATTACTTAAAAAAAATTCCTATACGAAGATTTATAAATCCATATACAACGCGACAACCGTTATTTAATAATTTATACTTAGATGCATTAAGTGATTCTATTCCAAATCCTGGATATATGTATTCTAATTCAGAAGAAACATACGGAACAAAATTGATTAAAATTATTGAATCAGATAGTATATGGAGATTTTTTGAAATTACTTTAATTATGAGTGCTTTTGGTATGTTATTTTTGAAAAGAAATTAAAGGCAATACCACATATTATTATTCAATGAATAAAATAGACAATATTAAAACAAATTTGACTAATAAAGTAGATTATATATCTACAATATGGTCTAGGTCTATAGACTATATAAAAGATGTTACTAAGTATAAAACATCTCCATTAATATTAAAAAGATATAGATATAATTTAGAAAAGAGAGATGAACTTATTGAATTTTTTAAAAGTGATAAAGGTATTCAACAATTGAAAAATTCAGAAGGATTCATATCTTTTGAATATTATGAAACAATGTGTTTATCAATATTAGATTCTGAAGAAATATATACTATAGTTACCTTACAAAAATGGAGATCAATTGAAAGTTATGAAGAAAATTTAAAGAAAAATAATATAGATGAAATATTTGATTTCATAGAAACATTGATCCTTAATTATAATCCTATTAATTAAATACTTGCTTGTTAAACCTTTCCAAAGGTAAAGCTATCTTATGATAATATACTATTACTGTAACACTCACGTGTTATAAAATTTGACCATGGATTACAAAAATGCATTAAAAAAATTTATCAGCGAGGATAATAAACAAATTCCTTCAGGATTTGTTGTATTATCAAAAGATAAACCTTATGTTCCTCCAAGTAATACAATACAAACATTTAAAAAAAACCCGAATGAAGATTTAGATGTAAATGCGTCTTATGAGTCATTGCGTGAAGAATCAATTAAATCTCTTTTGTCTGAAGAAATACAATCAATATGTGATGAATTGATAGAAGAAAATATGTATTTTGACAATCCTATGGTATTAAAAGATTTATTTATTAATACTTGGAATTTGTTAGAGAAAAATATTAAAATGAAAATTATTGTTAAAAAGGAGGAAGAACCAGATGAATCAGAATATTTGTCTGATTATGATATTTTTGATTAATTTCTAGGAGTAGAATAAAAGAATCTATTGTATTTATTATCTATTACTCCAATGGGGAGAACAGGAACAGATGGAACAACCATACTAGGATTTAATTCATAGATGTTTAATTTTCTAACTGAATCATTCTTCTTTTTCTCTTTTAATTCAGAAACAATTTTTGAAAACCCACCTCCCGTTGTTATTAAATGGTTAGCATTACATAAATAGCAAAAATCATAGTCTATGTCTGTTGATGATAGAAGATGAACAGGACATGTTTGATCCTTAATAAAATTATATAAAATGTTTACATTTTCATTATAACTTGTTTCTTTATATGAATATTTATGGTTTTTTGAATATAACCTCGACTTTTCAGCTACTCCATAATGCAATGCCGTAACAATAACAATATGGGTTATCTCTTTTGAAGAATAATGGTGTTGAATTTCCTTTTTTAATTTCTCATATATTCTATTATTTCCTAGTCCTCTTCCTTTGTAATCATCTCCTGCACGTATATGAATTACGAGGGCATCATCTTTGGGGAGTTGTATCTTTTTATATTTGATGTAAGCTTTCACAACTTGTTTTAAAAAGTTGTATTTATCGGGTTTTTTTTTTAAATGAGACCCTTTATCTAAAAACATTCTAAGAATTGTTTTAGAGTATTTTGCATCGGTTTTAATGATTCTTCTTATCTTTTCTAATCCATTATTAACGACATCGCCATATCTATACACCTCATTACCTTTTAATACCTTCAAATTATTAATAAGGTCTTGTTTAGTATTTATTAAATTCATACATTATAACTAAATTTTAAAAAAAATAACAAATTATTCCGCAAGTATTTTAAATTTACATGTTTATCTAATGACATCAATGAAACATGGTCTCGCAAAATGAAAGAATAATATTTCCAAATTCAATCATGCACAAATGAAAAAGTGAATGACCATATCCTAACAGTTGAGGTGATAAAACAAAACATGTACTTGCGAATGTGAATATTTGTAATGATTTTGTGAATCTTTTTTTATCACCATACCAAAATATAGGAAGCGTATACATTACTACAGACATTAGAATACGTATTCTAGGTTTTGCTCCAATAGAATCCAATTCTTTCGCATAAAGACGTTTTATAGAATACCCATTAAAAACAAGTGATAATATACTATAATTAACTGAACGAGATAACGCAATTGTATACAATATCGACGTTATGTGTATTGCTGATTGATCGGAACGTCGCCAAAAATTATCGAGCCTATCATTGTCCATTTCGTATGCAGACCTTACATGATATATTATTGAAAAGGGTGCATGTAGTAATGATGCACCTATAACTAACCATGCTGTCCATTCTTCATCTTTAAAGGCCACTTTGTCAGTTAGTTTTCTAAATAGCATAATACTTGCAGGTAATACCATTGTAAATGCATTCAATAATTCTTGATGTTTTTTACTAGATTCTGTATTCATCAATAAATTGCTAATTCTATTCCATTTGTAAAATGATATTTGTTTATTCGATGTATTATAATTTTTCTTAATATTCTCAATTAATTTTTTTATTATTAAAACAAACCAATATATATTCAAAAGACACAAAGAAAGCATACATTTGTCTATAATAAAATAATGAGTTTTATGATTAATTAATATTTTTTTGGATTCGAATTTATCAAAAAAATATGAATATGTAAAAATACCTCTATAATAAGAAAATGTTAACAAAAATAGTAAATCTATAATAAAATGTTTGTAATATTTCCTTGTCTCAAGAAAAATTGTTGATATATTTATGTTTACTATTTTAAAAAGATCTTTAACGTACCTTTCATATTCTTCGTCATTTTCTTTAAATCTGTATATTTCACCAGAATTAATGAAATAAGTAATAAAAAGCATATAGTATAATTCTAATGTTATAGCACTTACGTGATGTATAAACATGCTTATATCAGGTGCTTTATTCAGTGTTTTTAATAATAATAAAATTGTGCAAAACCTAGAGTTTAACAAAATATCACAATTTGTATATTTATTTAAACTCCACTTTAAATAATTAAAAATACAATACCCTACTGCACCCAATGTTATTGAATAACTCCATATTTCACATAACATATCAACACGTCTCATATGTTGTTATACTTATTTTGATATAGCTTTTCAGTTATATTATAATTTAATCAACTTGCTCCATAGTATCTTCATCATCACTGTCAGGAGCAACTCCCCCTACTACATCTTCTAAGGGTGGTATATCCTCGTTCATTTCATCTTCATCATCATCAATTGACAAACCAAGTTTTATCAATCTATGAATACGATTTGTAAACGAAGATGGATCATCTAAACTAAACCCAGATGAAAGAAGAGTTGTGTCGTATAATAACCATATTAGGTCTTTAACCGTTTTATCAGAACTATCTGCGTCAACCTTTTCTCTAAGAGTAGATATAATTGGATGTGATGGATTAATTTCCATAGTTTTTTTTGAAGCCATAACCCCACTTTGAGACGATCTCAACGCTTGAGCTTTCATAATGCGTTCCATATTAGCAGACCACCCATATTCTCCTGTTACAAATACACATGGTGAATCTGACAATCTATTACTCACAACAACCTTCTCAATATTATTCTCAAGAACTTCTTTGATTAGTTTGCAAAGTTTTTCATTAGACTTTTTTGCATCTTCTAATTCTTTCTTCTCATCTTCGGTTTCATCAATCTTCAACCCCTCTTTAGTCGTGCAAATCAACTTTTTACCCTCAAACTCCTTCATCTGTTGTACACAATATTCATCCATTGGATCCGTCATAAAAATAACTTCGTACCCCTTCTTCTTTAATTTCTCTAAAAATGGTGAAGATTCAACGGACTTACGAGATTCACCCGTAACATAATAAATACCTGGTTGATTTTCTTTCATTCTCCCAACATAATCGTCCAAAGATGTTATCTCGTCTCCTGATTTTGTTGTATGATACCTTAGTAATTTAGACAATTTTGCACGATTAGCACCATCTTCGTGTATACCCAATTTAATACTTTTATTGAAACTTTCATAAAACTTCTTATATTTTTCATCGTCTTCTGTTAATTCAGTAAATAATTCAATAGATTTCTTTACCAAATTTTTCCTAATCACTTTAAGTATCTTGTTCTGTTGTAATGTTTCACGGGATATATTGAGTGGTAAATCTTCTGAATCAACCACCCCTTTAACAAAATTTAAATACTCAGGCATCAAGTCTTCGCAGTTATCCATAATAAATACACGGCGAACATACAATTTGATAGAATTACATTTCTTAGCATTTGAATTAAACATTTCAAATGGTGCTCTGCGTGGTACATAAAGTACAGACCGGAATTCTAATTGACCCTCTACAGAAAAATGTTTCACCGCCGCATGCTCTTCCCAATCATTTGAAATAGATTTATAAAATGCACTATATTCTTCAGTAGTTACATCATCGGGTTTACGCATCCAAATAGGCTTTTGACCATTTAAATGTTCCCATTCATTTGTAACTTCCTTGATTTTTTTAGTTTTTTTCTCCTTTTTAACATCTTCTTCCTCTACATCTTCAACTTTAGGAGCATCGTCGTCGTCATCCTCTTCTTTATCATCCTCTGATACATCGTCGTCTGTAACTTCCTTTTCAATTGTTTTTTCTACATATAATTTGATAGGAAAACCTACAAATTCAGAATGTGTTTTAACAAGATTCTTTAGTCGCCGTTCATCTAAATATTCACTCATATCTTCTTTCAATGAAAGAACGATTTGTGTACCACGTCCTATTTTTTTAGATTCAGGTACATCTGGTACTACTGTAAATGACCCACCTGCAACAGACTCCCATACATATTGCTCGTCGTCATTGTTTTTTGATGTAACAGTAACCTTATCGGCTACCAAATATGCTGAATAAAAACCAACACCAAATTGCCCAATCATTGATATATCCGTCGTACCCGCTGTTAGAGATTCCATAAATGATTTAGTTCCAGATTTGGCGATTGTTCCTAAATTATTAATCAAATCATTCTTCGTCATACCAATTCCAGTATCAACAATTGTAAGCGTATTGTTTGCTTTGTCTGGAATGATATTAATATTCAAATTTGGTTCTGTTTCAAGAACAGTATTATCAGTTAAAGATTGATAACGGATTTTATCCAAAGCATCAGATGCATTTGAGATAAGTTCTCTTAAAAATATCTCTTTATTTGAATAAAAAGTATTAATAATCAATGATAATAATTGATTAATATCTGCTGAGAAAGCAAACGTCTCAACTGTCTCTTCTTTAGAATCAGACATAATACTATTTATAAAAATGCTCTTAATAGATTGTATCCTTATTAAAGACATTCGTCATCATCGTCATCATCATCATCTTCGTCTTCTTCATCATCTCTCACATCGTGTAATTTCAAACCACGCCATCCTTTCTTTTTCGTTTTAGGATTGTAATACGACCCGAATTTTTTTTCCATATATCCAAGAAGATCTTTTCTACTTGGGCATTTTCTATCAGGATATCCTTTTCTATACCACAATTGAAACATAATATACAAACTATCTACATATATAACACCCTTGGGCACACTTTCAATATGATTCTCAACAAACTCTCCATAAATATCATTCATCATTTGATATTCCTTTGTGGAAAGTTTAACACACTCTGGCTCTTTGAGACCATGAGCTCTATATTTCTTATAATATTCAGTTAACATCCAAAAAAAAGCATGTCTCCACTTCCTCATCTTCTCTCCCAATTGAGGATCAAGAGGGAATTCGTTAGGATTTTCTACATCAGGATTTTCTTTAAAAACAGATGTAAATTTAACAACTCTAATGCGTCTCCATGTCCCACCATCATCAGCTGGTACTTTAGGAAGTTGATTACATGTACATACCATATTGAATTGCGGTTTGAATTCGAATGGTTCATTGTGCAATTTTCTTGCAATTATTTTATCACCACCTGTTAATTCTTTCATAATACCTACTTGCAATCTCTCTCCTTCATTCGGTTCTTGAAGAACAACAAATCTCTTCCCACATAAACGAGCTATATCTGGACTTGCTTGACTTGATCCCGTCCTTTTTTGTGTTAATGCTGCGATATTCAATTTTGCACAATATTTTCCAAATGAATGCTCAAACAACTCTATTAGTTTCGATTTACCATTACCACCTGAACCAAGCCATATATGAAAATGTTCTTCCCTTATTTTACCATCTAAAAAACTAGCCAATGTCAATAATACATACTCCCTCCTATCTTCTTCTGGAATGATTTGAGATAAAAATAGTCTTATCTCATCAATGATTGAATCCGTCCATTCATATTCTTTCCATTTCAAATCAGTAGAAAGTGTTATATAATCTTCACAACGTGCTGACCTAAACGTATGTAGATTCAAATCATATACTCCATTTTGAAGTCCTACCAAATTTGTATTTGTATCTAGTATCTCCTCAAAATTCGCATTTTCAAATTTACTACTTTTTTCCCTATCCCAATACAACTGCTCACTTGCTTCTTCGCTTAGTTTCTTTCTAAATGATGCATCCCGTAATTGACGAGCTACAGCACATATACAATTAGACATATCCTCATATTTCTCACAATTAGGATGTTCTTCTTCCATCTTTCTAAACTTTTCAGCAAGTCCATGATATTTTACTCCAATATTCATATAATCACGATATAATTCTTCCCTAATTTTTTTCTTTAGACCAACATCATCATCATCCTCTACCCATCTTATTCCAGTAAACTCATACCAAGTTCGTTTTGAATACGATGAACATATAAAAAAATGCCCGTATTTTTTTTTTAACGCCATAACTATATGATAAATCATTTCAACATCTATACTGCTTTTAGTAATCTTCTTTTTTTCCTTTAATTTATGAGAAACAGATTTCACAATATGATGTTCTAAAGTATCTTGTATTATTAAGGAATATAACAAATTATTATCTTCTCTTGCCCACATATGTAAAGACCCTATTCCTAAACCCGAATTTTTCATTTCTTCCCACCTCATTGTGCATTCATTTTGAGCAATATCTTTATATTTATCAACTCGTTCACTAAATCGTATCCAATCAGATAAAAGTCGATAATCTATATTATGTAAACACCATCCCACCTCAATCCAAGTTTTATATGAACTCGCCCTTTTTACACTTAAAATATCAACTAATTTAGATACAGTCGCTATGTCATGCTTGTAAAAATTCAAAGTAATAGAGCTAGATGCATTATCCTTTATAGAATTAACCTCTTTTGTTTCCTTGTTAATTTCCCAAGCCTTTAAAACACTTTGTACTGCACTATGTATAGGGGTTAAATCAGCCATTGTGAACCCCCTAATAGACAAAAGTCGTGTAAGTTCCGCTGTTTTAACATAATATGTACTAGCATTTACTCTTTCTGGACTATCTTTAGATAAATCATATATATGTGTCAATAAATATGGTGCACTTTTTGGTTTATGAGAACCATACATCATCCATCCATTTTTTTCAATAATACTTTCATCAAGTATATCCTCTATTGAATTTGTTGTTGATAATGACAATAAAAGCTCTTCAGCAATAACAAGTAACTCTTCCCTGATTAAATATTGCAAAGAAGGATATGACACAATATAAGGGAACACAATATGTATTCCATCCTTAGATTGTGGTTCATCTACTTCTTTCTCAAAAATAAAAGCACGAAATGCTTTTTGTGGAATATCTAAATATTTTGACAGTAATCTACCTGCTAAACGGATAAATTCTATTACAAATTCATCATTATACACATGATTTAAGTGTACAGGTGATTCCATTTTAAAATCCAAATCAAATAAGAAGCATGATAACGTATCGTGTTTTTCTATTAAATCACAATCTTTTTTATCTATAAATACGTGCTTGTTGTACAATGAAAAAAATATGTCATGATCACTTTCGGGTATATTGAAACATCCTTTTGGCGAACTCATGCCTACATAGGTGAAGGGTGCACCTTTTTTAACACGATGACGCTTCATAAAGGTAATGAAATCTGACATTTTGTTTAAGGAACATATAACATTTTAAATTTAATTGGGTACACTCAAACAAAAAATATAATTAAACAATCAACCTTAAATAAAGATATTTCCTGGGTTCCCATGTAGATTTGTGGATAGTACAGGTCGTTGGTCCAAACCCATATTTGATAAATGAGTATTTATATGAACGAATAATTCCTTCCATGATTTTGATTTTGCTATAGAAGATAAGAACGCAAGAGTTAATGCACCTTTCCATGTATAATTTAATTTTATAGAAGCACTTGTCTGCTCATCACGACATCCACTTAATTTGACAATATTGGGTTTTGTACATATTGGTACACTTAACCAATTCTCAGGTATGTCTTTTTCCTGTCTATAAGCGTATTTTAAATCAAAACACGTCCCACTATGACAACAGTCTGTTAATATAAACAATTTAGACTTTGAAGATAATTCAGATACAATTTCGTGTAATTCATCATCTAAAATAACATCATTTATACTATTTATTTTTCCCAATGGTATTAAACATTCATCGCTCCCATCTTCTTCATCAAAATTCATATCAAGAACAGAAGCACCATGTCCTGAAAAATGAAATATAAGAGTACTTGGTGCCTTAGACCCTTTTTCTACGAGTTTTTTTAATTCAGATATTATGTTATCTTTTGAAGGATATAGCCCTTCATCATCTGTCATAACCGCTATATTTTCTTTAGGTATACTATTTTCAAAATGTTCCCTCATAGTTTTAACATCATATATACAACCTGGCAAATAATTTTTTGTTTTATGGTATTCACATCCTACTAAAAGTGCAAATACTGGTTTAGTCATTTTCAGTTAATTTATCATACAATAAAAAGAATAACTGAAATTTTAATTTATAAGTAATAAATAACAGATGCATATAATTCTTGATTTGGATCAAACATTAATAAATACAGAAGGTAATATCCTACCATATAGTACAAACGATGTTCCTAATGTAGGACATTTACAACAAACCAACCTTATTCTATCTAATCAACATGGTATGAAATATTTTACCATTGGAAAACAAACATATGTTTATACAAGACCATATTTACAAAGTTTCTTAGAATATTTGTATAATAATCACAAAGTCTCGATATGGACAGCTGGACAATTAGATTATTGTTTACATATTCTAAAAAGAATATTATCAGATAACCAATTTAGAAAAACAAGATATATTATAGCAAGAGATAATTATAATTTTAAATGTGTAACAGGAATGTATGCTTTTCAATATGGATTTAAACCAGACCCTGAAAATATCATTATACCATTTGTATTTGATAAAGAAAAGAATCTAATAAAAAAACTAGATATTAAAACAACACAAATAGATCCTATTAAATTTTATAAAATATTCTATAAATCTAATAGTAATATTCTTATAGATGATAACCCTAAAATTTACAATGAAAATAATAAATTTGATATCAACAAGAAACAATACACTTGTGTATATAATATTAAAGGATTCTATCCAGCTATAGATAATATTGTAAACAGTAACTCTTTTAAAGATGATGAACTAAAAAAATGCATCAGCATATTAGAAAAACATAAAAATTTAAATAACAAGAAGAAATATAAAACAATAAAAGTAAACCTAAAGAGAAATGCACGTTCTAAAAAAATTAGAGGATATCTTAGAAACAAAAGAAAAGCGAATCAAAAAAAATTGAAATTGTTTAAAAAGAAGTATGGAAATACTCAAAATTAAATATGTATATGCTTTATAATGATAAGAACAAGAAAAAAAGATCCAACGGTGAAAAATCCACATATTGTATCTAGAAAAAAGGAAAATCCACATATTGTATCTAGAAAAAAGGAAAGACCACCGTGGAAAAGTCAGAACATAGATTCATTTCCTGTAGCATTAACTCAGAAAATAGATTATTTACTTAAAAATCCTGACACGGAAGAAACAACCTCTTTTGAATATCAAAAACATCAAAAAATAGTAAGACAATATATATCTTCTCAAACTCCTTACAGAGGTATACTTCTGTATCATGGTTTGGGATCAGGAAAGACATGTTCATCTATAGCTATAGCAGAAGGATTGAAAAACAGAAGAAAAACAGTATTATTATCCCCGGCTTCATTAGAAAGTAATTATAGAGAAGAACTTTTGAAATGTGGACATATGTATTATATTAAAGAAAATAAGTGGTCATATACAACGAACGAAACTTTATTACAAAATTTCTCTAAAATACCATCATTATCAAACGGTGCATTTGTAATAGACGATGATGGACAAGAATACGAAAATATGTCAGAAGTCGATTCAAAAAATCTAAAAAAGCAAATAAATGTTCTTATAGATCACTACTATACTTTTCTTCATTACGATGGTTTAAGGACAAATAAAATTGATCATCTCAAAGAAACAAATTATTTTGATGGAAAAACGATTATAGTAGATGAAGTTCATAATTTAATATCAAGAATGAGTGGAGGTGGCAGTCAAGGTATTAGATGGTATGATATTTTTATCAATGTTAAAAATGCAAGATTTATATTCCTTTCGGGAACACCAGTTGTAAATTATGTTCACGAATATGCTCTTTTATTCAATATACTAAGGGGACCCATGGTTACATACGAATATAAAATCAATGGTACAATCGATAATGTTGAAAATATTATGAAAAAGATTCGAACATACCCCAATGTGGATTTTTGCAAAATTGTAGCATCTAAAAATTTATTAGTTATTACAAAACCTCCTAAAAATTACAAAATAAATGAAGATGGTATACTCTCTTATGAAGAAACACCCCAAACACATGAACTATGGGAAACTAATATAAAAGAATTCTTAAAAAAGGATTGCAATTTAAAATTAGTAATCGAATCAAAAAAAGTGAACACACATTATTGTTTCCCAACAAATAAGGCTGATTTTGATGCTGCATTTATAGATAAATCTGAAGGGAAATTATTGAATGAAGAGTTATTTGCGAGAAGAATTACTGGTCTTGTATCTTATTATATGCCCCCTAGAAACGAAAACGATTTCCCTTATCAACACGAAACGCAAATTGTATATACACCGATGAGTATGTCTCAATATTTATACTATGAAAATATACGATTCGAAGAACTTGAAAAAGAAGCTCAAAAAAAAACAAAAATGGGAAAAAAGAAACCCACTCAATCAAAAAAAACAATGTTGCAACAAAATGATCATGAAGATTCCACATATAAGATATTTTCAAGAGCAGCTTGCAATTTTGTTTTCCCTGAATCTATTATACGTCCAACTGCAAATACAATTGAAAAATCAATGGAACAATTGAAAATTGAAGCTGAAAATAAACTTGAGGATTACATGAATGAAACAAAAAATATGAAAAAAATTGAAATTGATGAACGAATCAGCTTAATGTCTCCAAAATATTTTTTAATACAAGATCTTGTACTTAACGCTCCTGGAACATGTTTGATTTATACAGTATTAAGACATATGGAAGGTGTAAGTGCCCTATCTCATGTATTAAATACTTATGGGTGGACTCCCATCACAATTGAAAAATTTGGAGGTGAATGGAGATGTAGAGGATGTGGACCCAAATCATACATACTTTATACAGGAACTGAAGTAGATCCCATGGCACGATTTTATAGTAAAGCGTTATTCAATAATCAGTGGAATATGCTACCAGAATCAATTAAAAAAGATTTAAAAGATGCTCGTTGCTCTACTAATTTAAGAGGTGAATCATGTAAAGTTTTCATTATTACTAAAACTGGTGCAGAAGGTATTACATTAAAAAATATTAGACAAGTTCATATAGTAGAAAGTCATTGGAATTTTGTAAGAGCTAAACAAGTCATTGGGAGAGCTGTAAGATATGAATCCCATAAAGATCTACCAAAGGAAGACCGCGATGTGAGAATATATCAATACGTCACTAATTTTGGAGATGAAATTAACGAACTTAAAAAAAATTCAAGACATTCAGTTAGTATAAAGGCACTTACCACTAAAGATAAAAATATGACCTCAGATGAGGCAGTTTATTATATATCCAAAAAAAAAGAGAACTTAATATCCCAAATTGAAAAAATTATTGAAAGGGTATCAATTGATTGTTCTTTATATAACAAAGGTAATTGTATGAAATTTACACAAACCAATGAATTTACTTTTGATCCTGATTTTAGTTATGATTTGAGTAACTCAAAAGTTAAAAAAACAAAAACTGTTAAAAAAAAATACTCTAGAATAGTTGTTGACCCTAGCAAGAATGTATTATTCGCTAAATTTCCAAAATATTTGCATAATACGACATTAGAATGGGATAAAGATAGTAACCAATTATTTAAAGAAGACAACCCTTCTACATGTATAGGTATTTTTGATGGAAAAAGATTTAAAAAATATAGACCATAATCACACACTTTCTCTCTCAGAAAAATCTAGATAATTATATATCTCACCTTTGTTATCATCAATCGATTTATAATAATTCATGTAAGTATCTACACTTGGAATATTTCCTTCTATTGCGGTTATTACTGACAATTCTGCAGATGCCAAATATACATTTGCTCCCTTCCCAAGTCTATTGGGAAAATTCCTTGTAGATGTAGATAAAACAGTGGCATTGTCTTCAACTCGTGCTTGATTACCCATACATAAAGAACATCCGGGTATTTCTGTTCTAACACCTAATTTTTTATAAGTTTCATAAAAACCTTCATCGGTTAATTTGGCTTCATCCATTTTTGTTGGAGGAGATATCCATAATTTTGATGGTATCTCTCCTTTGTGCATGTCTAGTATTTTTCCGGCCGCCCTAAAATGTCCAATATTTGTCATGCAACTACCAATAAAAACTTCATCAATATTTTCACCAGATACTTCTGATAATAATCGTGCATCATCAGGATCATTTGGTGCACATAATATAGGCTCTTTTATATCATCCATATTGATTATTAACTCATATGCATATGATGCATTTTTATCCGCTTCTAATAAATCTTTATTTTCTAACCATTTCTTCATTTGAACAATTCGTCTATTAATACTATTTTTGTCTTCGTAACCCTCAGATATCATCCATGATAGTAACGCAATATTAGACTCCAAATATTCTGCAATGGATTCTTTGCTAAGTTTTATAGTACAACCAGCTGAAGATCTTTCTGCACTCGCATCTGATAATTCAAATGCTTGTTCACATGTTAAATCTTCCAAACCTTCAATCTCTAAAATACGACCATTGAATACATTTACCTTCCCTTTTTTTTCAATAGTTAACATACCTTCTTTTTTGGCAAAATAAGGAATGGCGTGAACAAGATCTCGTAGAGTTACACCTTTTTGCATTTTACCAACAAAACGTACAAGAACCGATTCTGGCATATCTAATGGCATAACTCCACTTGTAGCGGCAAAAGCAACTAAACCCGAACCTGCTGGAAATGATATACCAATTGGAAATCGTGTATGAGAGTCACCACCCGTTCCTACTGTATCTGGGATAAGCATTCTATTTAACCAACTATGTATAATGCCATCACCTGGTTTTAATGAAACACCCCCTCTAGTATTTATAAATTGAGGTAATGTTTTATGAGTTACAACATCAACTGGTTTCGGATATGCTGCTGTATGACAAAACGATTGCAAAACATAGTCACAGGAAAAACCAAGACATGCTAAATCTTTTAATTCATCTCGTGTCATCGGTCCTGTTGTATCTTGGGAACCTACTGTTGTAATTTTAGGTTCACAATAATTACCTGGATGAATACCCTCAACATCACATGCATCTCCTACTATCTTTTGAGCAAGTGTGTATCCAACACCTTCATATTTAACCTCTGTATTTTTTCTAAATAAATCACCGGGTGGTAATTTTAAATACTCTCTAGCTTTATTTGTTAAACTTTTTCCTATTATTAAGTTTATTCTGCCACCTGCCTGAACACTATCAAATATTACATCATTCTTAACAGACCATTCACATATAATTTCTTTCGAATTGTGTTTTTTTGTTACACCCTCGTACGGATATATATCAATTATATCTCCAGTTTTTAAATCATCAACAGGCATTTCCATTGGAAATGAACCACTATCTTCCATTGTATTGAAAAAGATTGGAGCAATTTTTCCGCCAATACAGACTCCTCCTGTCCTTTTATTAGGAACATATGGAATATCGTCTCCAAAATGCCATAAAATACTGTTTGTAGCACTTTTACGACTCGAACCTGTTCCTACAATATCGCCTACATAAGCTATCGGATGACCTATTTCTTTCAATTCTTTTATTTGTTTTAATGGACCTATCGTTCCACTATCATCAGGATTTATACCTTCTCTTTCCATTTTCAACATAGAAAGTGAATGTAATGGGATATCAGGTCTGCTCCATGCATCTTGTGCAGGTGATAAATCATCCGTATTTGTCTCACCAGAAACTTTAAATACAACCACTGTTATTTTTTCGGGTACTTTCTTCTTCTTAGTAAACCACGTCGCATTTGCCCAATTTTTGATTGTATTCATTGAATTTTCACAACCATTATCTGCTTTCGAAACAACGTCATGAAAATAATCAAAAATGAGAATGGTATCACTTAATGTTTCACTTGCTAGTTTTCCTAGTTCTTTATCAGTAAGTAAATTTATTAATGGTTCGACATTATAACCACCTTGCATTGTTCCTAACAAATAAACACTCTTTTTTTTATCAATAAGTTTTGTTTCTATATTACCTTTCGCTATTTCATTCAGAAAAGATGCTTTAATATTTGATGTAGTGTCAACACCAGGTTGGATCCTGTTTTTAAATAGATCAAGATGATTTTTATCATCTGAATTTTTCAATGTTGTACATAACTCATTCACTTCTTTCTCGTTTAAAACTTCCAAGGGGATATTATATTTTAATCTTTCATCAGTAGAAATCAATCGTCTAATAATATTGTAATACGTTCTGTTAGACAATACTCTTCTTATCATAATAATTATATAAACAAGTAATCATATTATACTATTTAATATCTCTACTTTTTTTTCATTTCATTAAATTTATCAGTTGCCGATTTTACTATTACTCCATTAAACCCCTTATTTTTTAACATTCCCATTGGACACCAATAATTATTAGGAACATCACAAAAATATACATCTGAAAAAAAAGACAAATATCCTATAATCGCAGAATATGAACCGTGTGATAGAATAACATGTTTACACGTTGATCCAAATTGAATTGTTTTTATATCATTTAATGTATCTAAAGTCTTTATTTTAGGATACGTTTTCTTGAGTTTTTCTATAATTACATTATTTTTAGTATCAGATGATATATATATATTATCGAAATTCTTAATTCTTTTAATAGATTCTAAGTAATAATCATACCCAGGATTTCTACCACTAACATCTCCCCACCGAATGTGTATATATATATCATTATTTGATTTATATCGATTCTTAAATGGATTATACTCTATTGTTCGTTTTTTATTATCATCTCTCCTTAAAAAATTAAATGTATAACTTGCACATGGTTCATCTTGCATAAAACAATTGACCTGATGTAAATTTATTTTCTCTTTTTTACTTGTTTTATATACATTTTCAAAAGTACTTTCCTTTAATACAAGCTTTTTGAAAGGTTCTGGATTTATACTACCACTATACAAATTTAATCCTAATTCATTCTTTATTGAATTATAATATTTTGGGTCATATTCTACTTTCAAATCTTGATTCTCGGCTATAATACTAACAGGTATACTTCTAAAAATTACATTACATAATCTGCCATAATTTTTTATAAAGGTTATACCTCCCATATTATAATTGTTATATTTATCTTAAATTTATTGTTTTTGAATTTTTAGATGTATATAAAAAATGAAATCATATATCTGTATATATGTATATATGTATATATAATATCATGAATAATATCATGAATAATATATTTGGTTCAATAAAAAAAATTTTTATGATAGCAATTCTGGTAAATTTATATACTAATACAAATGCATTTATGATGCAAAAAAATTATAATCCTCAGATGATAACTACCAATAAGGCTTTGGTCAATAAGGATGAATTCGTTCCCGATATGGAACGTCGGAACATCATGAATCTGATTCTGGTCTTCGGCGGTGTACTGCCAGCCGTCGGCGGTCTGGCCGTGCCCTACCTCCTCTTTTTCATCCCGCGTGGTGGGGACGGTGCAGGCGGCGGGATGTCCGCCCTTACAAAGGCGGGAGATCCTATCACTTTCAAGGGTTGGATAGACACTCATAACATAGGCTCAAGAGAACTCGTACAAGGTCTTAAAGGCGATGCTACATACCTTATAGTTGAAAATGACAATGAGATTCGTAATTACGGTATCAATGCTGTATGTACACATTTGGGGTGCGTAGTTCCATGGAATAAGGCTGCGAACAAATTCATGTGTCCATGTCATGGTTCCCAATACGACGAGACTGGCAAGGTTGTACGAGGACCAGCACCTCTTTCATTGGCTCTTGCACATATTACTGACAATGCAGGTGTTGTGACATTTACACCTTGGACAGAAACTGATTTTCGAACTGGTCTGAATCCGTGGTGGAAATAGAAATAATTGTAAATGAATATTAAAAAATTTTAATGAAT